GTTGCTTTTTTCATATCCACAGCTATCTCTGGAGAATACCATGGATGTCCTGACTCTTTAGATCTTGCGCTTGCCAATTGTGTTATTAGATTGTTAAAACCATCTGTAGTGTTTAACCCACTGGCTGGAGTTTCAGAAGAATTAGCACCTTCTACGACACCCCTTTTCTTATATCTTCCTAACATAGGAACAGTCAAGGCTTCGTCATAGTGACGTATAGCAAGGTTTTCACCTGCTTCATTCACCGCCCACGGAACTTTCTTATGCCCAAAAGGAGATGGGTCGTATTCAATAACAGGTGTATATCTAGCGTTCTCAGGTTCCAGCTCCTCTGGGAAACCCAATCTGTCAAGAAAGCGATGATGTTCATCCTGTCTCGCTTGAGTATTATGCAACACATTGGATGCATAAAAATCCTTTTTCATAAAGCTCATAAAGCTTTTCATAAAATCTATATTTCCATCGTCTGTCATGACTAAGTTCACCTCCTGTTTTTGAACTGGTTCGTCTTCCCCGTGTGTGTTTTTACTGTGTCTTGAACACCAGTAATCTTCTTTTATGTTTCCTAATACAATAGAACATGATCCATCTTTCTTATTAAAGAAATCACATGTACCGCAAGTAAATCCATGAGCCCTTTGATCTTCGCTAGCTTTTTGGTAACTAACTTCTCCATGTGTCATTTTATCTTGTTCTTCTTCATCTTCTTTATATATAAGACAACTACCATCTATGCAGGTGCCTACGTGAGCCTCTGACTTTATAATGTCAAAAGAAGCTGCTTGGTTCACACCTTTCTCACAAACGGTCACTTCTGCAAGTTCTAGTTCGTCTACTTGCATTACATCCTGTAATCCTTTTTGTATGTTCTGTGTCTTTAGAGCACTTCCAGCAATACTGTAGCTTTTTAGTTTCCCGCTATGTATTTGCTCTTGGACTTTTTTAGATATCTTAGTATCATTCCGTAGCTCAGTTATAAAGAATAACCCATTCCCACTCACGCCTGATTTATATATTTGACCACCCTTACTTATATAAGCAGGTAAAGCCCAACCAACTTGAACATCAGAATGTAATACCATAGCATTCCTAGTTCTAAAGTTATCCATATACTTATCAAAAGCTTTGGCTAAAGCGTTGGTTGTAATTAGATGACCTTCTCTGTCTACTAACTCAATAGACGCTGGTCCACCAATAACAAGTTTATCATCATCAGATATACCCATTTTCTTAAGAGCTCTACCGTATTCTGGCTTCTCAGGGTACGCTCTAGATAAAGTTAGTACCTCTGCAGGTGTAGAAAATCCAGCCTTAAATAATCTTTGATATTCATCTAAAGCTTTAGAGATATCTTTTATACTTACCTTACCATCAATAGTTTCGGTAGATTCTATAGATTTCTCCAAGAATAGTATAGATGGATCTCCAGCATCAATAGACGGAGTTTCATCACATCCACAATCGTCTTCATTTTGAATCCAATTAGATGGACTTGGGATATTCCCCATGTCTGTTTTAATGGTGCTTACCATTTATTATGCTCCTGTAGTTCCCCAAATTACCCCAGTGAGTGTAGGAGTATTCTGGGCTGCTATCATTGATATCTTTCCTCTAAAGTCTGTAGGAAAATGAGTTTCAAATGTTTGTCCCCCATAAATAGGAATTCCATTAGTTGCAGTAGCAGTTTGACCAAAGGCTAGATATATAATATCTGCAGCTGTACCAGACTGATTTTTAAATTGAACTCCTCTTATAGAAGTTAAATTAGGTTTCTTTATCGATGAAGACGCATTTGCATCACCGGTCCATTCATATAAAGGACCTTCTGCACTTGTTTGGTTACCGTCTAAGTATGTTGAAACTGCTGCGGTGTCTTCTCTAACTTCGAACATGATCTTATCGACATAGAAGTTAATGTTGTGTTGAGCAGTTGTTGTTAGATATAATCTATATTTAGCAGCGGCAGTGCTCCCCGGTATTGCATATGTTGCAGTTAGTCTTCTCCATGAAGTTGCTAGGTTATCTGAACCAGATGTCCCATGATTTGTAGTGCCCGCAGCGTCTCTTAGGGTTAATGTTACAGCCCCAGAAGCTGAAGCACCTCTGTGTTCTAATTGAACTGATATATATTGCGGGTTTACACTAAAAGGTATAGTAGGAGATTCCCAATAAAATCCTTCCCCCGCAGCTGAGTTAGCTGGGTTTACTAAAAGTGAAGCAGCTCCTTCAGAAGCTTGCCCTGTGTCTCTTGCGATTGCAGAACCAGTTGCTGTAAACATTGTTACATCGGTTCCTTCTACTCCGGGATTTGTTACCCAGTTAGTAGCTTTTTCCCCACCACTAGATGTTATTGTAAAAACATCCTCAGCAGTAGTACTGGCAGCGTTTGATATTGCTACGTACCTATTAAACGGGTGAACTGACTGTCGAGTAGATGGGTCTATGTCCCAAGCTCTATAGTCAGTATGTCTTTCATTAGCCATTTATAAATTCTCCTATTTATTAATATTTATGATAGCTACAAAGCTACCCATAACAGCGGAAGTGTGTACTATCAGTAATCCAATAGCTAGTAGAATACTTTTCATTCCGTACATTTTGCTACGCCATTGTGAGATATCATCGACTTTGGTTTCAACCTTTTGTAAATTTCTTGAAAGGTTTTCATTGAGGGCGTTTTGACTAGAAATATAAGAATCTAATCGTTCCATATAAACTGCTAAATTCACTTGTGTGTCCTTATCGACCACTAATTAGTCTCCG